CGTTCTCCTTCAAGCGTCGGCGCCTCGCAGAGAGCACCGAGACCCCCGTCCACGGGCGGGCCAATCTCTTCGATCTCCCCGAGGACTGCCTCCACTTGATCGGCCCCTACCCCGAGTACAACCTGGCCTCGACGGACTGGCTTGTGGAGGGGCGCCAGATCGCGACCGACGATTCGGCACCTCTCGATGTGAGGTACGTGGCCATTGTGGACGAATCGGTATTCTCTCCGCTTTTCGCGAAGGTGGTCTATCTGGAGATGGCAGCCCAGATGTGCCAGGAGCTGACCCAGAGCAGCACGATGAAAGCGGAGATTATGAACGAGAAGGAGCTGACGATTCGGAGGGCGAAGAAGAGGAATGCCATCCAGCAGATCTCTGTTTCCCCGCCCGAACCTTCGTGGATCACCGTGAGGGCCTGACGCCATGCCTCGCGTATCGCCGCTCCTCAATGACTTCTCCAGTGGTGAGATATCGCCTCTGATGTTCGGTCGCATCGACGCCGACCGATACAAGACTGGCCTCGAAACCTGCCTGAACATGGTGCCGTTGGTTCAGGGCGGCGTGACGCGGAGGCCCGGGACGCGCTTTGCGGCTGAGGTCAAGGACTCATCTAAGTTTACGCGCGTCATCCCCTTCGAGTTTTCGAAGACCCAGGCATACATCATCGAGGCTGGTAATCAATATTTCCGGTTCTATCGAAATGGCGGTCTGATCGGCTTCACGGCCAAGACGATCACGGGCGCCACGGCGGCCAACCCGGTTCAGATCACCAGCAACGCCCACGGGTTCTCCAACGGAGACCGAATCGTGATCACGGGCGTGGCCGGGATGGTGCAGCTCAACAACCGTGAGTTCCGGGTCGCTGGCGTGACAGCGAACACCTTCACCCTGCAGCACGCACAGTCTGGTTCTGCGGTGAACGGCACGACCTTCACGGCCTACACCAGTGGCGGCGGCGCTTCGAAAATCGTCGAAGTGGCAAGCCCGTACCTGGAAGCTGAACTGCCTGACATCCGCTGGGCGCAGTCGAACGACGTGGTCTACATCGTTCACCCCAACTACGCTCCGCGCAAGCTGACGCGCACGGACCACACAGTGTGGACCCTGACAACCGTCGCGTTCGAAGACGGGCCTTACCTCTCGCCCAACGACACGGCAGTGACCATCACCCCGAGCGCCACGACGGGCAACATCACACTCACCGCCAGCTCGGCCCTGTTTGCCGCGACTGACGTGGATCGACTTGTCCGCCTCACCCACAGCAGCACGACGGGCTACGTGAAGATCACGGGATTCACGAGCACCACGGTGGTCAACGCGACAGTGCAGCTCTTCCCGGGCACGACCTCTGCGGCGCTGGGCGGCACAGGGGCGACTACCTCCTGGCGTTTGGGGCTCTACTTCACGGCGTCCTTCCCTTCGTTCGTCGCCTTTCACCAGGCGAGGCTGATCCTCGGCGGGGCCAGCGCGGCGCCGTTGCGCGTGGACGCGAGCGTCAGCCAGGACTTCGAGAACTTCCAGCCCACCCAGATCAACGGCACCTCAACCGCCGACAACCTTGCGATTGCCGCAACTCTCGATACGGGCGGGGTGAACAAGCCCACGGGCTTCGTGAGCCATGAGAAGGGCGGCGTCATCATGTCTGCCGGCGGCGAGTTCTTCGTGCGACCCAACACGACGAATGCGGCCATCACGCCGACCGACATTCAGGCGCCTCCTATCAGCGCGTGGGGATCAATCAATGTGTCACCCGTTCGCGCGGGGGCCAGCGTGCTCTTCGTGCAGGCCAGCGGATACAAGATCCGTGAGCTGCGCTTCGACCTGTCGGCGGACGGCTTCAACGCCATCGACCTCACCGTGATCTCAGAGCACATCCTAGAGTCTGGGGTCCGTGAGATGGCGTGGCAGAAGGAGCCCCAGCCGATTCTGTGGGTCGTGCGGAAAGACGGCCACGTCGCAGCCCTGACTTTCGAGCGTGATTCAGACACTCTGCGCGCCGCGTGGCACAGGCACGTCTTCGGCGGCAAGAGCACGGCGGGCGGCGATTACCCTGTAGCCGAGGCCGTGGCCTTCATCCCGAACTCGGGCAACACCTACGATGAAGGATGGTTCATCGTTCGCCGAATCATCAACGGGCAGACGGTTCGGACGGTCGAGTATTTCAGCAAGTCATTCGACCGCGAGGACGAGCAGCACGAGGCGTACTTCGTGGACTGTGGGCTGTCACGTGACGTGTCCACGGCGATCACGGGCGCCACGGCGGCCAACCCGGTGGTCGTGACATCTACTAGCCACGGGCTCACGAACGGCGACGAAGTGTTCATCCAGTCGGTCAAGGGGATGACGCAGATAAACGGGAAGGTGTTTACGGTGGCTAACGCGACCGCTAACACCTTCGAGTTATCCGGCGTTGACGGAACAGCTTATACGGCCTACGCCTCTGGTGGCGTCGTCATTCGTCGGACCAACTCTCTGTCGGGTCTCTTTCACCTTGAGGGAGAGACGCTCGCGGTGCTCGGCGACGGAGCGCCGCAGGCGAGCGTTGCGGTCTCGGCTGGCTCCGTCACGCTGGATCAGAAGGCAGGCTTCGCCCACGTGGGCTTCCCGTTCAACAGCGACATCAAAACCCTGCCGCTGGATGCCGGTGCAGCCCGTGGCTCTGCTGGTGCGCAGCTTCGCCGCGTGCACCGAGCGAACTTCCGGGTCTACCGCACCCAGGGCATGAAGATCGGCCCGACGTTCAGCAATCTGGACACGGTGGTCTTTCGCACGCCGTCCGATATCACGGACGCTGCGGTGCCGCTGTTCACGGGCCAGGTGGCGCAGCAGTTCAATGGCTCGATGGATACCGAGGGGTCGATTTGCTTGAGGATGGACGAGCCCACGCCCGCCACGATCCTCTTCATCGCCCCGATCATGGAGACGAACGAGCGATGACGAGTATCGTCCCGTTTCGCCGCGAGCACATGGAGCAGGTCAGGCTCATTCCACTACTAAGCTACAGCATGGGGGCGGAAGTTGACGTGGAGCTTCTGGAGTCGCTGCCCGGCAACTTCACGCTGCTCTCGGACGAGGGCCGAGCCCTCATGTGCAGTGGCGTCGTGGAGCATTGGCCCGGGAGGGGTGAAGCCTGGGCGGCCATAGACTCTGAGGCCCGGAAGACCCACCCGCTAGCAATCGTGCGCGCGGGGATGCACACCCTTAAGGCTTCCCGGCTGGCTCGCGTCGAGGCAGTAGTATTGAGGGACGGTTTCCCCGAGGGCCACAAGTTCGTGCGTCTTCTCGGCTTCGAGCTGGAGTGCGACAGAATGCGGTCGTACCACCCCGGGGGCCGCGATTGCTCGATGTACGTGAGGATCGCAGAGGCTGCGGAGGAAGGGTAATGGGGCTCCCGTGGGCGATTGGTTCGACGGTCGTCGGGGGTATCCTTTCCGCGAAGGCAGCCAAGAAGAAAGCCAAGGCCGACGCGCGTGCTGTCGAGCAGGAAGCAAATCTCGTCCGCGAGAGTGCTGACCAGATCTTCGCCGAGGCCGACGCCAGCGACTTCAACGCCCGGCGGCTGGAGGAAGACGCGGGCATTGAGCGCGAGAGAACGGCTGAGACCGAGCGCAGGATGCGCGTTCAGAACGAGAAGAAGATCGGGTCAGCCATCGCGGCGGTGGGCGCCAATGGCCTGACGCTTGAAGGCTCCGCGCGCGATGTGCTGGAAGAGAGCGCGGCCACGGCTGCCCTCGACGAGATCACGGTTCGGTTCGATGGCGAGCTGCGCGCCAAGGCGATGGAGGACGACGCCAAGATGCTGCGCGCTCGTGCCGTCAACGCGCGCAAGCAGGCTGGGCTGACGATCAATCGCGCAGGAAACATGTCCTCGCAGGCCGGCGGGGTTCGGAAGTCAGGGAATCTCAACGCGCTCGCCGCCATCTTGGGCGCAGGCACTTCCGTGTACGAGACGCTCAAAAGGAGCAAGTGACCCGTGGCGAAAATCCAGGAGTACCTCTCCCAGACGAACCCCGGCGGGCCGCCCAACCGCCGCGCAGCCTCGGGCGATGACGCAGCGCCGGGCGCCGGGCTCGCGCAGTCTGCGGGCGCCTCGGCCATCCGGGCCCAGAACCAGGCGAGCACCTCGGATGCACAGGGCTTGGCCAACGTGGGCCAGGCGCTCCAGCGGCTCGGGAGCGTGGTCGGAGAAATCGAGGCGCAGCAGATCCACGCCGCCAACCAGGCCAAGCTCACTGCAGCCAAGGCGGGCATGCTGAGCGATCTTTCGACTTTTTCCGAAGAGCAGATGAATGGCAGGCTCGACGAGAACAAGAACCTCGTGGTGCCTGACCCCACCAAGGCCCCTGACGCATACGAGGCCAAGGTCAAGGAGCTGAAGCAGAAGTACGGCATGGGGCTCGACAAGAGCCTGCGCGGCGCATTCGAGTCCAGCGTCGAG